GCCGAGAGCGTCCATTGTTGCGTTACTTCCCCGCCATACTACGGACTACGGGATTATGGGATTGACGGACAGATCGGACGCGAGGAAACGCCGGAGAGATACATTGAACGGCTAACCGCCGTATTCCGTGAGGTTTGGCGCGTCCTGCGCCCTGACGGTACATTGTGGGTCAATATCTCTGATACCTACTGCGGCACAGGGAGCAAAGCTGACCATTACGACCCGAAGAATCCCAAAGGCAGAACCGGGCAACAGGTAGCTATCAACCACAACGCGCCGGGGTGCAAGCCCAAGGATTTAATCGGTATACCGTGGCTACTGGCATTTTCCCTGCGTTCCGACGGTTGGTATTTACGCAATGCGGCGATATGGGAGAAAGGTAACGCCATGCCGGAGAACGTAAAGGACAGGCTGACACGGAGCTATGAATTTGTTTTTCTGCTGACAAAATCCAAACGCTATTATTACGACGGCGCGGCTATCGCTGAACCCATTGCGGAAGCCTCAATAAAACGGCTGAAAGGCGGGCGCGGACAACACAAATACGCGGGGAGCATACCGGGACAGTCGGCACAGGGCATCAACAGACCGAGGGCGGCGGGAACTATCCCCGACACGCTTATCCCGGTTTTCCGCAACAAGCGCGACGTTTGGCGCATTAACACCGCGCCGTATGCCGGAGCGCATTTCGCGGCGTTCCCGCCGAAACTCGCGGAAACATGTATCTTGGCGGGCTGTCCGGCGGGCGGTATTGTGCTTGATCCGTTTTTCGGAAGCGGCACAACCGGGCTGGTGGCAGTACAGACCGGGCGGCAGTATATCGGCATTGATATTAACGGCGAATATTGCCGCCTTGCCGACAAGCGCATAAACGGAGGTGATACCGCGTGAAAGAACTGCAATCCCCTGATAAAATCGTTCAAAAAATGACCCGCGACGGCGCGGTTGAAGTCAACAAAGCCACAGGCGGCGGGGAGCGCATCAGCGCGAGGGAGCTTGAAGCTACTCCTGCCGACAACAGCGCGGAGCTTATCGGCGGCGTTGAAATGCTTCTATGCCTCGCAGCGATAGTAGTACCCTCGGCATGTGTCGAGCTGCTACTTGCGCTGTGCGGGTTTGGGAAATAAAAAGAGAGCGCTTGTTTCCAAACGCTCCCTTCTCGCTAACAGATTGGCTGGTGCTCTTCCATCTCCATTTTCTTCCATGTCTGTTAACAAATTGTGCCCAACAGTGCCGTTACACTCGTCAAGCAAGGGATATAAGCTACGATACGTCGATATGTCCTTACATTAGAATCTTAGCACGACAGGGATTACCTGTCAATACAGTCTGCAACCCATCCGTTATCCTGTGAGGACTTTAGTATTTAGCGGGTGGAATAACGGTTCCAGACGACTTCAAGCCTGTTTTCTGCATTAACAGGCAATATGTAGCTAGAAATTCTTACTTCTTACGAAGCGAATTCGTGAAGCTGGCGATTACCAGCAACAACGTAAGGACGGTTGACAGTATCTCAAATAAGCTCATCTAGCGAATATCCCTCTGCCCCACAGCCCAAAGCAAAGCATACCACAACCACAACGCATAGTAAACACAGAATGCGGTATTGAGGAGGGGAAAGCATTGCGCACCACAAGAATAACAATAAAGAATCTTTTCGGCATAAAAGAGCAGGCGCTTGATGGGAAATCCGTTGAAATCACGGGCACTAACGGCGTCGGGAAAACAAGCGTTATAGACGCTATTCGGTTCGCGCTTACAAATTCGTCCGAGCGCGATTACATAATCCGGGCTTGCTCCTATCAGTCCGGATACCTCAAAAGTGGCAGACGACATCTGCTATACATTCCACTATTCAACAATCGGAGCAAACTTCGCGGACGATGCGCCGGGACATGAAATTTATTTAGTCTCGGTGCATTTGTTTGTCAAAGACAATGCTCCGTCGCTTTCTTTGCGGGAACAGACAAAGCGGTTGTTATTCATGGCCGGATTCACATGGCCGGAAGAAACAAACGTCGGCATTGACGGCGAAATCAACGCAAAAGGCGGGTATCAGCACTACGTATTTGAGTGCGAATTAGTACAAGGAGTTGATGTTGATGGCTGAATTTATGACTGACGGGTTGGTTGACCTGCAAGACTTCTTCGACAAACTCGGTATAATTCCCGATGACGTTCAAGCCGATATGCTTAACGCGGAGGCCGACATTGTTGAGAAAGCTCAGCTTGCGCAAGGTAAATCGATGGGCGTTCACCGAACCGGTGTGACGCTGACTTCGATACAAAAGGGCAAGGTCTTTAACCCAGAGCGCGGTAAGGCTATCAAAATCACCTTTGAGGGTAATAACGATGCCGACACCCGTAACGCAGAAGTCGCCTTTTTGAATGAGTATGGCGTGTATCGCGACGGGATAAGCCATAACCGCCGCAAAGCCGTAAAAGGCAAAGAGCAACCCGCGCGCCCGTTTATTCGCCTCGCAAACGAGGAGGCCGCAGACCCCGCAGTAGAAGCCGCCGCTAAAATATTCGGCGACTGGCAGGATTCACTTTAATAAAAAATCAGGAGGACTATAAAAATGGCAACTTTCGGTGCACAATACCCCAACTTCGCCCCGTGGGCTGAAACCCAGCCCGAGACGGGGCTCCCCGCTTTCGGTGCTCGCGTTGTAATCGGCAGGCTTGTTTCGGCCAACGTAACCGTTGCGCTCGCGACGGGCGACCTCTACGCCGACGACGTTCTCGCGGAGCACGTCAGCGAATTCGCAAGCGCAAGCTGCGCGATGGAAACTGACGACATGCTTGATGCGGTCGCTGCCGTTGTCTACGGCGCAACAGTCGAAACCCAGCAGGTACATTACAAAGCGGGAGATGCAACGCCGCAGGGCGGCCTTGCATATTACAAGGTTCTTATGCGTAACGGTACGAAAGTCTACAAGGGCTTTTTCTATCCTAAAGTTATGGCGGCACTCGGCAACGATTCCGCGCAGACGAAGGGCAGCTCCGTCACATTCGGCACGGCGTCAACGACGTTCACCATTCAGGCGCACACAGCTACGGATGACTGGCGTATTACCGCCGAGTTCCCGGATGTAGCGGCAGTACGCGCATGGGTAGAGGAAATGTTGACTACCACGACAACCCCGTAATATGGACGGTATAAAAATCACTTTCAAAGGCCGCGAATATTCCTTGCTGTATAACGGCAGCGCAATGTTTGAGGTTGAGGCGCGATACAACAAGCCGCGCGAGGTTGCGCCGGGTGCGGATGAAGCGGAAGCGGACACCTTCAGCATCTTTGACCTCATAGGCGAGAGAACGCCCGACGGGTTCAAAGCGCTGTGCAGCATCGCTGCAATCATGGCGGAGCAGGGTGAATTGATGCGCCGCTATATGGGTTATGACGCAGGTGCGGTACTGACGGCGGAGGAGCTTCAAATCTTCCTCTTGCCGACTGAGCATATCGACCTATACCGCGCAGTTTGCAACGCCATCACGAAGGGCTACGGGCGTGAGGTCGAAGAAGAAGAAATCGACCTCGGCCTCATAGAATTACAAAAAAAAACGGAAGCGGACAGTCCCGCGCCGGATATGCCAGAATCGGCGCAATAAACGGACTGAGCATAAAAGAAACCATGTTAATGCCCGTGGGTATGATTTTTGATTTACAGGAGTTGTATCTGCGGGCGCATGGCCTTAAAGAAAAATCGGAGGATTAAAAAACCGCCCCATCTAAAGACAGGGCGGAAACATGCTGCTGTTTATCTTGGTTCGGTTATTTGCAATTCATTTCTAAGCGCCTGTTGTAAGAGCTTCGAAAAGTTAATATTTGCATCCTCTGCCCTTTGATTCAACCACGTCGGAATGGTGAGCGTTTTCTTTATAGCCTTATTCTCGAAATAACGCCGATAAGTTGTCGTATCTACCGAGATTGCAGTAATAAAATCGTTGCCGCTTACCGCTATTTGGCTCGGCGGTGTTGCCGCAGGAATTAACTCATTATCTGTCTCTTTACCGTACAGCCAAAGGCAGAGAGCATCTTCCGCCATACTGATAGCATCGTTTAAATCAGTGCCGAAAGTATTGCATCCGGGCAAATCCGGGAAGCTGACATTATAAGTTTCGGCTGTCCCCGGCTCTAAGTTGAAAATAGCGGTGTATGCATATTTCATATTGCTTCTCCTTTCATATTCCTTGATTATATATTCAATTCCCCCGGAACGAGGGGCTTATTTAAGCCCCAAGTCCTTTAGGATTCTGTTAGCTGTTCCTGTGGGAAGTTCTTTCGATAAGTGTCGAGGTACTGAACTTTCCTTGCCGTTCGCGGGGTTTATCCAGATGTCGTGTCTCGCGCCGCTTCTTTTAAATTCGCAGCCTTGCCGCTTTATCTGTCTTAGCAATTCACTGACTGTCATTTCGTTCCCCCTTTCACTGTCATAATTATAGCACGCATCGCGCACGTATGCAATAGTTTATTGCAACAATACGTGTAAAACACGTAACGAATATTAGCTATTTGATTTGTGCAAAAAACCGAATAAAGTAAACTGCTCTCAATTTAGTATAGAAAGATGAGGCGCAAATATGAATATCTATGAAGCTGTAAAAAACGCGTATCAATCTAACGCAATGATAATGCGGGAATCATGGCCGCATTTGGCGCGCATCGAGCCGACTGATTCGCCGTTGTGCTGTGTGGTTCATGCACAGGTGGGGAGATTCCCCCGCGCAGGATGGCAGCCCCAATTGGCGGATTTAATCGCAGAAGATAGGGTTGTTATTAGCAATAAACGCCTGTAACCGCAGAAAGGTATACACAAAATATGAAAGACATACACCCAAATAAAACATTGTGGGGTTGGGGAAACCCCGAAGAAGAACGTGAATATATCGAGCGTATGGCCGCAGACTTGTCTGCCGAGGGCGGCGGAGAGAATATGCCAAAAAAATTTGCCGCGACAATTGCATATTCGCATTTGATTAGATACCCGGAACTTAAATTATCATGCGTTCAAACTGAGGTTTGGATTGCCGACAATGAGACGGGGCTTGACGCACATTCACCTTCACGGCTTACGGCTAAATACGGCGGATTTGCCGCGCAGGGTGTAACAGTCGGATGGGATGAAGAAATCGGGCATTTCAAAGATACTGTTCTCGCGTCAATGCCTGCCAGTTTTGATGTCCCCGCACCGCAGACAGGTGGCGCACAATTATTCTCCCCCGTGATGGACGCCATTTCAACGCTGACGGGCAATCTCTCTGAGCGCGGCAGCGCGCCGATACCGGCGACAATTATCGTTCAGCTCGCATCAGGGGAGCAACTCGCACGTGCGCAGATTTCAGATATACGCTCAGTAGATGCACAGTCGCCGCAACCGGCTCGGGACTTTTAGGAGGTACGCATTTTGACACCTTTGATAATTAACGGAACTGAGTACCCTTTTGTATCGCATGACAATTACGCCCGTGTCAAGAAAAAATTAATGCTAAAAGTCTTAAAAATACAGGCTTTTAGCATTAATTTATAGAGATTGAGTTATTCGTCGTTGGTATTGTGGGTATCTTTGGTCAGTTCAAAAACTTCTCTTACTTCCTCTAATAATTCGGCTTCTTTAGGCAGATACAATTCATACTTACTGGTCAATATATTCGCATTATCCTCCGGCAAGCTGAATTTGACAACCGAATCATTTTTCGCGGCGCAGAGTAAAATGCCTACGGTCGGATTTTCGTCGGGTAGCTTTTCGCAACGGTCGAAATAGTTGACATACATTTGGAGCTGACCTAAATCCTCGTGCGTAATTTTATGCGTCTTGATTTCTATAACTACAAAACAACGCAACAAGCGGTTGTAAAATACTAAATCTGCGAAGAATACATCATCTTCAAGTAGAAATCGCTTTTGCCGCGCAACAAAGGAAAATCCGTTTCCAAGTTCCAATAAGAACTCGCTCAGATGTGTTATTAGTGCAGATTCAAGGTCTTTTTCGTAATATGCAGATTCACGCTTCAATCCCAAAAACTCCAGATACATAGGGTCTTTGATAATCTCTGAAGCCGATTCTGGAATCCGTTCTTTTCGAGCGACGGCAAGAACAGCTTCTTTGTCATTGCTGAGCAGAAGCCGCTCATAAAGCGACGAATTTATCTGCCGTTCCAGCTCTCTACCATTCCAACCATTATGAACTGTTTCAAGTTCATAATAATCGCGTTTTGAATCATCGTCAATAGCAATCAACTGTCGATATTGATACCAGTTCAATTGCGTCCGCAGTGCGGACGCAATTGGATACATACGATAAAACTGCCTTGCACGTTCAAGCTGACGGACGTTGAATCCCTTTCCGAATTCCGGTTCTATGGTTTGCGCTAAGTTCTTAATAAGATATGTACCATATACAGCGCGTTCTTCGCCGCGCTGTTCTTCAACAAATATACGCTCACCTACGCGCCAGTACATCATAACGCGGTGAAAATCAACACTCCGAATCCGGATCGATTGCATGTTTCCATATGTTCTTGTACCCGTGATTAACCTTATATACTGAAGGAGAGGGTATGTCTTGCGCGTTAAGTGTTTTTGCGATTTCAACTGTTCTCACGCCATTAACCGCAAGCGAGAAAATGAGACGCACATACTCCGCAGCTTCTTCGTCAACAACAAGCTTATTTTTCTCTGTTTCAGATTTCTTATATCCGAATGGAGGCAGAGAAAGGTACTCGCCGTGCTTCATCTTGGTAAGCTTGGCGGACATTGATTTAATCGCTAAATATCGGTTATAGTGCTGATTAGCGAGATTTATTACTGCGAGTTCGAGGTTCGACAACGGATTAGTGTAGCTGTCGTAGCCGTCGTTTATGCTAATAAATCTCACACCCCACATTACGAAATAATTCATAAGCAGGTCGTCAACATCTATCAAATTACGTCCGATACGCGATAGGTCTTTCACAATTATACAATCAACAGCTCCGCGCCGAATATCTTTTAACATACGTTGGTACGCATCGCGGTCAGAGCGGCTCCCGCTAACTCCGTCATCGATATATTCAATTTTCTGTACTCCTGAAAACTCTGATTGAGAATCAATACGGCTCTGTATTATTGCGCGTTGATTAGTTATACTGCAACTCTCGTCGCGCCCGTCGTCTTGTGAGATACGCATATATAAGCCGATTGATAACGGTTTAGTATGCGTGTCTTGTACAGCAGAAGTGTTAGACATTTACCAACACCCCGCTTTCCGCGAATAGTTCCCTAAGTTCTGAAAACTCGTCCATATAGTTTAACTCGATATGAACCTCGTTGGTAATAGGTGTCAAACTTATCCTTTTTATTAGAGTTTGAACCATCTCCTTTGTAGGATTATCGAATTTACGAAGCTTCTTGTATTCTGTATGCCACGCATTATTCTTAATTTTATCAGGACTATACTTTGATTGCTCGCGCTCGATAGCAGCAAGCTGAGCGGCGGCTGTTTCCTTGTCTATTGCAGATTTATCTCGTATCGCTTCAAATTCTTTTTTATCCAGTATGCCATCGAGGTAATGTATGTAGGCGGCAGAAAAGGTTCTATCCGCGTCTGCGAGTGCCTTTTTGTACTTTTTGTGTTCTTTAATCAACTCTGAGTTTTTTGTTTTCAGGGTATTAGACGAAACGAGTTTCTTAAACGACTTGTCTATGTCAATAAGTACAGCAGTCTGTACTCGTAAGGTTTGAGAAACAATCGTATTAAGCATATTGACTGTTAGTATTGGCGCTCGTGATATGCCAAGTTCGATTTTCAAGTCATTCACGCAATATCTGCAAATATGATAGTAACCGTTAGGCGCGTTCCGTCCACCTGAACCCCGTGGCGCTGATTTACCGCACCTTGAGCAAAACACTTTACCGCGATAAACATTTTCCGGACCTTTCACTATTTCCGTATTTTTATACTTTGCTTTGATTTCATCAAGCAACACCTGCACCGCGTCGAACTTCTCACGGTCTATTATAGCAGGGTGTGCATTTTCATGGCGTATCCATTTATCGCTCGGTAAGAGTTTACGAACCTTTCCATTACAGTCGTATTTGCCTTGTAAAAGGCAACCTGTATACACCTCGTTGTGGAGTAATTTGCTGACTGTACCTATCGACCATACCTGACGAACGCTATACTTCTCGTTTGTTGTCTCGCCGCGATTATATCTATACTGTTGTGGTGAGGGAATATTTTGCGCGGTAAGGTGTTTAGCAATGCCATTTGCGCTCATACCGCTTAGGCGCATATCGAATATGTACCGCACCATATCGGCAGCATCAGCGTCAATCTCAAGGTGAGTACCGTCAACATTTTTACGGTAGCCATAGGGCGCAAGTCCCGCAGGCTCGCCGCGTTGCTTTTTCATATCATGAGCGGAACGGATTTTTTTACCTAAATCGCGGCTGTACATATGATTGATTAAGTTTTTGAACAGGATTACGAGTTTTTTATGCGATGCGTCATCAGCGAATGAATCGTATTGGTCGTTTATAGATATAAAGCGTATCCCGCGAGCCGGGAGTGTATCGAACAAAAATTCTCCTACTTCAATATATGTCCGTCCTACGCGTGAAAGATCTTTGACAACAAGGCATTTTACAGTTCCGTTGTTTATCGCGTCCATAAGTCTTATAAAATCCGGGCGGTCAAATACTGAGGTTAGATAGCGATACTCCCGAAAGCCCTTTAATATCAATGTTTTCTTGATAGTGGACAAGCAATGAATGTACTAAAAACTAAATATCTGCATGAGGAATACCAAAATTATAACATGGTATTCCTCTTTT